CAATGCCATTTCTTCAGAGTTTTCAAATAATCCATAAGCAGTACCACCTTGAGCACCTCCAGAGATTGCAGCTAACATATCGTCAAAATCTAAAGACGTTTGTCTTTGTAAGAATAACATGTTCTCTTCAATAGCTCCTTGAGTATCTAAGTTTTTCAAGATATCGTCAAAAGTATCAAGACCTGCAGCAGCAGTAAATCCTACGTTTACATTACCTCTATCTTCGATAGCAGCAAATAAACCTTGAGTACCTTTGTATTTTGCTGTTTTAGCAGCAGATGCAGGGGCAGCAATTTCACCTTCTACCACAGACATTTCTAGGTAGTCTTCAAAACGTAATCTTGTTTCAGACTCAGCTTTTAAGTACCATAAATATCCAGATGTTCCGTCTTCAGTAGCAACTTCCACCCAACCGATTTGAGCCATATCAGATCCGTTTACAACGTATTTATTTCTGATGATGATTGGTGAGTTAGAGAATTGTGTGAAAGAAGGGTCAACAGATATATACCCATCAGGGTTGGTAATTTCTTGGTAGTTAGGCGTGCTTGAACCTTTAGCATACTCAGATCCAAATACAAATACTTTTACACCTGTAGTTGCTAAACCAGATATATTTGCAGCGGTATAAGGAGCTACTGTTAAAGCACCTGTGGTTAAGTTAGAACCAGTTACAACAGCTTTTATCTCAGCTCCCGCTCCATCTAAAGCTACAATAGTAGCTCCTACAGATACAACATTAGCAACATAATCCTTAGGATCAGCTGGTGTTAAATCTACAGGTATTGTAATTGTGTCTGTTCCATTAGTAGTACATCCATCGTAAGAGATATGTAGTCTGTTTTGCTCAGACCAAATTACTTGATCAGAAGTCATTGGCATTTCTGCCCCTACCATTCTTAAGAATCCAGATAATGTTCTGTTTCCGTAACGCTCTACTTCTTGTTCGTAGATCTCTGGTAAGTATTGTTGTGCGAAAGTGTCTGTTCCGTTAGCACCGTCGTTAAACTTTAGATAATTGCTATCTAAAATTTCTTGTTTTTGAGATGGTTTCAATGAACCAAATTGTGGAGTTAAACTCATTTTGTTTAATTTTGTTAGTTAAATTTTCTTGTTTTTATCTTTAATTTTGAAGAATCAGCACCAGAAATAGCTTTAACTTTTAAACCATTAATAAACACATCACCGCCACTAGTTTTCCTAGGTTCAGTTGAAATGTTTTTTGATTTAACCATAACGTCTCTAACAGCATCGGCTTTGCCTTGCTCATAAAAATGTTGTGCTATTGTATCAGCGTTTCTAGCAGCATATAAAGCTTTGTGGTAACCTTTAGTATCTTTAACCTCTCCTTTATCATTTAGGAACGTCCCAATGAAATTAGAGATATCAGATTGTGCTTCTGCTACCTTTTGTGGATTTTTTACACTGTACCTGAATTTACTTTCACCAACATTAAAATCAAAACCTTTGAAGTCGTCAGTTAATAATTCATTAGTACGTTTTAAAAATTCCGAGTGTTTTGCTTTACCAGCTTTCTGCTCTTCATTATATCGGTTAAAAAAGTCAGTGGCTTTTTGTTGGTCTTGAGTTACGCCTGGTCTCAACTTGATCTCATCGTAGTATTTACTCTTTGTTTCCTCTAAAAAGTTTCTAGCTTTTGCAACTTCTTCTTTAAATGCAAGTTTTTTCTTGCGTATATCTCTCTGCTCGTCGATATCTTCATCGTATGAAAAATCTTCTAGCATAAGACTTATATCGTCACCTTCTAAATAAGGCTTCGTTTGTTTATAGTATTCTTTTAATAATGTTTCGTTATCAACATTAGAGTAATCAGCGTTAAGTCTAACATAGTCGTTTATATTACCACCTGTTTCCTCCATAAAAGAAACTAGCTTTTCGATGTTTTCTGGTAAAGGTTTACCAATAACTTTTTCATCTCTAATAGCTTCTTTGTATTCAGCCTCCACCTCTTTAACTTCTTCCTCAACCTCTTCAACTAATTGTATAGGTGAGTTAGATTCTTCGTCGGCTACCACTGTTTCTTCAACAACTGGTACTTCTTTTTCTTCCTTGATAACTACTTTTGTAACCTCTGGCTCTGTTTCAATCAAAGGTTCTTTCATGCTAACCTTAGTGATATTATTCTCTGGTGTAGCTAATTTCTTAGGTGTCTTTTTTTTCTTTAATTTAAATTCACCCTCTTGTTTTACTGTTTGTTCTGACATAATATAATAATATAAAATTAATAAAGTTTTTTTATCTAGGGTCGAATTGTTCTAATCCAAATCCGCCTAGTGAGTCAAAACCTGACGACTCAAAATTCTTAGGTAGTTCATCGTTCTGACGTTGCGCTATAAGCTCTGATTGTTGTGTAGCTTGTATTCTAGTTCTTTCGTCCTTACGATCTTCTATATCTTTTTCTTTTCCTTTTTCAGCCTCAGCTCTAGCTTTCGCTAATTGAATATTGTAGTTAAACTCTTCAGCCATAAGCTCTTTCTTGATTTGAGCTTCAGTCTGCATACGTTGCATTTCGAACTGAGACTTACCCTGTTCTATTTGAAGTGTTGTTTGAGCTAACGCTTGTTGTTTCTGAACCTCAGCCATAGCGGCTTTTTCAGCACCTTCGGCATTTGCTTGAGCTTGAGCTTGTATGTTTTGCATTTGAGCCTGCCTATCAGCCTCCATCTTTTGCTTACGTTTTATTTTAAGCATTTGATTTGCTAACTTAATATTGGATATCTGTCTTAAATCTATAACATCTTCAAGATCAATACCTCCAGATTGTAACGCTATTTGTATATTTCTCTCTAATATTTGCTTTTCTTCTTCATCAGGTTCTAGATCTAAAAATATACCGAACTCATGCATGTTTAATTTTTCAATCTGCTCCAATGTATTAACATTAAAGCTACTTATAGAATTCATTAAAGCGTTCTTAGTTAAAGGGAAGTTTAACATATCCGCCGCTCTTAGACTTATATTCTCACATATTCTAACAGTGATATACATTAATGATTGAAGTATATGCTTTGTTGCTGTATTTGATGCAGCTGCCGCTAGTTTCTGTAAACCAACTAAAGAATCTTTTGCTGGTTGACTACCATCTCTAGCTTCATTAAGCCCTGTCACATCTCTTATCATTTGTAAGTAGTACTGATAAGTTTGTATAAGTGCTTGTATTTTGCTCATACCTGACGATGTCTGTAATTCTTGTATTGGTACTTTAGCTCTGTTAGGATCACCATCTTGCGTTAATGATCTACCAACTATACTACCAGTTTGGAAATACATGTTAAGTGCTTCCTGTGGATTATAATTTGTTCCATTACCAAGATCAACTTCAGCCAACCCGTCAACATCTACAAAAACACCATCTGGCACCATACGTGCTAACACTTGTTGTATTTTTAAGTGAGTCAATTGTATCATATCAGCAAAACCTATAGTTTTACTTACTATACTTTCAACTCTACCTTTGTACATTCTAGGAGCAGATATAGTATAATTCATATTAACCCTAGTTTGATCACTAAAAGGTCTAGTCATATTCTCTGCTAGCTCCCACTTAAGCATCTTTTCGTAACCCAATATCTTAGCACCACTATATAATACTTCTATAGATCTACTTACTTTATTGAAGTTGTCACTCTCAGGCGGATCAAATGTATCGTCCTTTTGTAAAGCTTTTTCAAGACCTTGATCTGTTTGCTTTATTTTAAATACTTGATTACTATATGTCTTGTATTCAAAGTATAAAACTTGAACATTATCATTATTACTATCTTGACCGTTAAAATTTCTAGTTCTAGTTGAATCACCTGGATAGCGCTGTATCTCTATAAGATCTTCGTCTGTTAGGTTTGGAAATTGTTTTTTAACTTCTTCTAACGGCACGCTTTTAACTTCTCCCACGTAGTATATATCCTCAAAGTTTGGATCTTCCGTATAAGAGTGTACTAAGTTAACTGGATCTACGTAATCAACAGTAACTCCATTAGCTAGATTAAAATCAGTTTTACTAGCACCTATACCTAACACAACTAAATCGTATGCTACTCTTTTCTTAACCTCTTCGTATTTGTTATAATCTAGTACATTATTTATAAGCTCTTCTTCAGCTATCTCTATAGCCTGCTTATATGTTAGTTGCATGTGTAATTCTAACTCTTCTTTACTTTTAGGTAATTGATCAGCTGGTATATTAGTTTTAGTTAAATCTACGCCGAATTTTTGTTTTGCGTCTTGTATTACGTCCTGTGAAAAAGCATCCTCAGCTAAATCAGTGGCATGTTGTGTTCTTTCTTTTACAGCAAACGGATCTGATGCAAATGATTTTATCTCATAACCCTTATCTGTCATACCGTTAACAACAATATCAACAAACTTAGATAACACCGCTACAGGTTTCCAGTCTAGGTTTAAGTAGCTTAAGTCACCGTTTATAGATAACTCATCTTTATATTTTTGCACAGACTGTTCTCCTCTTGCGTAGAGTCTTAACTTGTGAAAGTATTGCCAATTACCTGCAAATCTACCACCGACGTTTGTACCTCTATCGCCTTTGAACCATTCATTTTCAATGGCTCTACCTACAGCATAACCATATTCTAAGGTTTGCTTTTCTGCGTCTGGTACTACCTGACTAGGGAAAGAACTATTTGTGTTAGTATAAATCATTTATTTTATTATTTTTGAAATACTTCCGTTGTTGTCATATCGGTTAAAAGATAATTGCACTTTTCTCCTCTGTGTTCTATATACTGGTGAATACTTATTTTTATTGCAAGCCATAGCAGCAAGTCCAGAACTTATCGTAGCATCATGCTTTGTTCTATTGTTTATATTAAATCTTGCCCAGTCTTCTAATGTTCTTTGAAAATACATTTGACCGTAGCCTTCACCTGTGTAGCCAACGTGATCTTCTATGTATGTTTCAATAGAAGCCGCATGAGCTTGTTTTATATCCTCGCTAGAGTTTGGTATTCCACCAATTTCCTTTTCAGTTACAGATAACTTATTGTATGCTTTATCAGGTCTATTTATAGAGAAGTTTCTATAACCTCTTCTTTTTAAATAGTACAGTAATCTTGGTTTGTTGTTCTCTGCTAGTATTGGCATTCCATAAAAATGCAAAGCCATAAGCACGTCTTCAAAAAATATCTCAGCTGTCTGAGGTCTAGCTATGTATTCTAAGAAAAACATATTAGACGGAGCATTATCCATATTAAATTTAGTTAAACCGTGCAGAGATCCGTTAGAACCTCTCTTGTCAACCGTACCTGATATATCATAGCTATCACATCCAAAAGCACCTATATGCTCGCTACCTGGATATTTAAGACCATTTTTAACAATAACATTGTTTTGTAAGTTTATAGACGGAATCCACGATACATAAAACCTACCATTGTTATTTGGTTTAAATTCAACCACTGTATCTTTTACATCACCTCTCCATTGAAAACTACCTCTTGTGACTAAACTTTTATTTCTAACTTCTTCATTGTAATCTATCTGCTCGTATATCTTAGTTAGATTATATAAAGATAATTTTGCTTCATCTCTAAATGCATGCTTTTCTGTTCTTGGAAACTGACGGTAGTATTCGTTTAATCCATCTTGATCACTCTTTAAACCATCAACTTCGTTCTCCCAATGCTCTATTACTCCTGTTGTAATTATGTCACCTGCTGGATCTACTGCTTTATCTTTTGGCGTATCGAATACAGGTAAGCCATAAGCGTCGATGAATCCTTCGTAATTCCATTCCATAGGTATGAACAAACTATATAATCCTGAGCTAGTCTGTCCGTTGCGGTTTCTCTCCCTGACGTCTGAAGCATAATATAATTTTTTAAAATTAGCACCACCTTTATCTAAAGCGTTTGAGGTACTACCCATCATACATTTACCAACTATCTTTTTACCTAATCGTAAACAAGTTTTTGTAACTCTCCAGTTATTTAGTATGTTGTCAGGTCTTTCCCACTTACCACTTTCATCGTGTACTAGTATCTTTAGTTTCTCACCATCGTACGAGTTGTCCCCGGTGTTCTTCCAGTCGATCGTTGTGTCGAGCCCCTGTTTATCCTCTGACGCGATACCCTCGTCGAGTTTCTTACGGGTAAGTTTCGAGGCTGGGACCCTATAAGCGAGTTCTGTCTTCGGCCTGTCCATACCGTCCTGGATCGGCTTGAAGAAGAAGGGATAATTAACCGAGATGGGGACGACCTTATCAGTAAACATCTTTTTAGCGTCTTGTCCTGACTTTGATAAAATGCCAAATCTTGAATCTGTGGATATTGTAGCAAGGTTAACCGCCTCACTTGATGCCATGAAAGAGAAACCTGATCGTCTGTTCTTAAGATAGCACATTCCGTAACACCGTACATCCGCTTTACAAGCTTCCCAGAAGATAAAGAATAATCTGTTTGATTCTCTATAGTCTGCTGCCCCAACATCAATCTTGGACCACTGCAAGAACATATAGTGAGTACCAGTAATATAATTGCTATTACCATTGTTTTTGAACCAAAAACCCTGCTCCCTTCTCTTAAACTCTTCATCAATATAGTCATACCATTTTTCTTTAAACACGTTAGGGTATTTCTCCCAATCAAATACACTCTTTATTTTTAAAAGCTCTTTAGGGTAATCTAACTTCTCCCATTTTTGCTCTTGCTTTTTATTAGAGCGTTTATATACCTTTTCAGGTTCCAAAGGTAATCCTATGACCAAGTTCTGTATTTGTATAACCTCACCTAGAGTACCGTCCTTACTGATAATGACTATGTCATGCTCAATATCATAACCATAACTCCATTTTTTGTATCTGTTATTTTTCTTTACAATACCTGGTTTTATGTAGTCGTCAAGTGTTTTTACTAATGTTTGCTCGTACATCATTTAGATCTCCCTTCTGCAAAACCTTTAAAAGATTTTTCTTTAGTATTACCACTTTCATTTATCATACTTTTTTCTTCTTCAATACGAGTTAGTATTTCAAAAGCGTCAAATATGGCTAGCTTCTTTGTAGCAGCAGCATTCTTTAATCTATCAGCAGTTATATCATCACCTGAATCTACTATAGGTTCTTTAGCTACCTTTATTAATTCCTCAACTGCTCTTTGCCCAGCTTGGATTATACTGAGCTTGGTTTTTTTCGTGCTCATATTTAATTACAATATCTTTTGATTTCATACAATATAATAATTCATCGTTAACGACAAATTCAAATTCGCTGTTAGGTGTAAAACCTACAACGTCTCCATTACTTATTTTAAGAGCTTCTAAGGAACTATTACCATACTTTAGTATTCCAATATGGTTTTTCTCTTTCTTTAGCTCTAAATCATCCTTATTAATTATAGGTGCTACAAAGCATCTATTGTTAAAAGGTTTCCACGAGTTATCTTTACCGTATAAGTATATCTGATCTAATTGACAGAAATACCTATTATCTTTGAAGTATTTACTACTGTTTACTTCTTTACCTTTTTGGTTGTAGTATCTTCTAAATACATTGTGGTGTATAATAACCTCATCACCTACTTTTATAGGGGTTTTAAAGGCTATTGGCACAGATATCACTTTAGCTTTATTGTTTATAAACTTGTGACTTTCTATTTTAGAATTTAAAACTAGTTTTTTATCACCTACTTTTAACTCGTTGTCGTATCTCTCTCCTACTGGTTCTACAATAAAATCGTATACACTTCTCATTAATACTGAAGATCATACTCAATGGATATAGCCATGTTAGAATTAAACTTCTTCCATGGCAATACCTCATTGTTCTTTTTTATATGTATGTTATAAGAATTATCTTCTTCATCCAGTAGTATATAAGCTATTTTATGACCACCATAAACTTCTTGACCTATAGAATAATGCATAGCATCATTTTTATAGTCAGAGCCTATACTGATCTTTCTTATAATATTACTCATCTTCTTCTATTTCAGTGTACTCACCAGTAGATAAGTCTATGGATATTTTACCATACTCTTCTTCTAGCTCAACTTTGTACTCTTCTATCTTCACGTTCATATCAGCGATAGCATGTAATAGACTATGTTTCTGTGACTCTAAAGCACCTATTTGACCTAACACACTTGCTAGTTCGTTCTGTTGCTTAACCACTTTCTTTAACTGATCTTCTTTAATTTTTCCCATTTTGATTAAATTTAATTGTTATTTTTCTATATAGTTACACTATTTATTCTGAAATTACTTCTTCTTCTTCAATTGGTGGTGGAACCTCTGCATTTCTTGGAAATCCATAGAATTGATGCGCTGAAGCATCACCTGGGTAAACCTCATTTGAGCCAAAGTCTAAGTCGTCTGTACTCATTATATCATAA